GATACAGATAATAAATTTAATAACATTTTTGTAGAAGAGGATGAACTAACTCTTGCAGATATAAAACGTATATTCAAAAATTATAAACTAGAATATGTTACTCTGCTTAGAACACTCTCAGCACCTTGGAGATGTAAGGATTATTTTGAAATTATAGAATGGTTTGGTGAACAGGGTGCTCAAGTAATCATGCCCATATTAGAAATAGATGACGAGCCTCAAACTACTGAAGTTCAAGAATCTATACGAGATATTGTAAGTAGAGAAAATATTTACGACTTCAAACAAACATATGAATATCGTAATATTGACAAGGAAGAAAAATGGATTATTGATTGTGAGGCAAGAAATGATAATAGCATATATGTAAATGCAAAAGGTCAAGTTTTTCCTTGTTCATATATTGCTAGAGACGTATTAGAAAATAGATTGTATCCTTTGCATCCAATTGACTATCCTTATAACAATAAATACAATAACGCCAAGTCTTTCGCTGTGAAAGACATTGTTTATAATGACGACTTCGAGCATTATAATGAAAGTCTCAAACGAGACCATTTGAAAATTTGTAAAGAGAAGTGTGGAAGATGCGTGTAAATTTTGTATGTGCTAAATGGGGCACCAAATATGGACCACACTTTGTCAATCGGTTATGTAATATGGCTAGGAGAAACTGCCCTGACCATTTTGATTTCCACTTCTATTGTTACACTGATGATAGTGTTGGTCTTCAATCTGATATTACGGTTATCCCCTTTCCAGATATTCCGAACATCCATCCTAAGTATTGGTTCGGGAATGATAATTTTAAATACGGAATGGCTCGCTGTTGGGATCGCCCAAAAACTTTTGTTTTTAACACCCATAATTTCGCCGATGACAAACCTACTGGTCGGTTCGTCTTTCTAGATTTAGATGTCATCATTCAGAACGACCTAACTCCTATCATTACATATAATATGGAACAACCTACTAAGATGCGTTCTTGGTGGCAGGATCCACGCCCTATGGATACTCGCCGCTTTAAAGTTTCACATGGGGCGTTTACAAATGGAAGCTGTCAAGTATGGAGCGATGACCAATGTGAACCTATCTGGGAAGATGTATTAGAGCATCAGGATAAAATTTGGTTCACATATACAGATGGCACTGATAATTACCACAGTTGGAGATGGCGTGAGCTATGGGATTACTTTCCGAGCTGGATGGCATATTCTTATAATCGCGGCCGCTCATGGGATGAGGATGATTTAAATGTAGGAATATATCGTGAGAACTGCATTCTATGTGTATTCAATGTTGACTTGTTGCCTTTTGAAGATGCATCAAGAGGAAAAACAAAACAGGATGAATTAGCAGACCCCAAGTTGTTGGAACATTGGCAGTGACATACGAATATAGAAACTTTAGAGGTAAAGACTGGCTTTGGCCTAAAAGTGACTATCACTGCTGGAAACATCTAACAGAATACTTTCCGGACATACCTGAACAAATTTTGTTTACCATTGATGGTGCCAATACAGTTGTTCAAGCAGGAGGTAACTGTGGACTATATACAGCACAATACGCAGACATGGTTGATAAAGTTATTACGTTTGAGCCTGAACCAACCAATTATCATTGTTTAAAAGAAAATTTAAAAGAATATAATAACGTTACAATATATCCTCACGCATTGGGTAATGTTGAAAAGTTAATAGGTATGAGAAAACGTTTTGCTAATATAGGTGCTTCATTTGTTTCAAAATCCTTAAAGGGTAATATAAAACAGGTGCCTTTAGATAATTTTGATATACAACCTGATTTAATTCACTTGGACATTGAAGGTATGGAAAAAAGTGCGTTACGCGGTGCGATGAGAATACTTAAAGAATATCATCCTGCAGTTGCAATTGAAAGAAATAATGGAGCAAACTTGTTGGTTGAATTGGGTTATGAACCCCTAGGCAAATTTGGATTGGATTATTTACACACATGAATATTTACACTGTAAAATGGGGCGACAAATATAGTTCGGACTATGTAAATAAAATTGCATATACAGTTGCGGCTGATTTCCCTGAGGCAGAACGTAATATGTTTTGTATTACAGATGACCCCACAGGACTTGCAGACTTTGTGCAACCTATTATTATACCTGAGGATAATGACCTTGTAAAATGGTGGAACAAAATGTATTTGTTTTCTCCTCTTGTAGAACAAACAGGTGAAAAACTTTTCTTTGATCTTGATATTCTGATACAACATGACATCACAGCATTTGAGGAGTTTGATCCTGAAAACTGTTTAGGTATTGTAAAAACCTGGTGGCATGATTTGGAAACAATGCGTAAAGAAACAGAACATGTGCCTCACAAGTTCAGTGATATCAACTCTAGTGTTCTACGTTGGAATAACAGTTTTGATAATAAAAAACTATGGGAATATTTTACTAAATATAAGAAACAAATCATGTGGCATTATCGAGGCATTGATAATTTTTTGTGTGATAAAAATATAGCCCCGATGAAAATATTTCCTTTCGGTTGGGTTTATAGTTTCAACCAAGGATATATTTATCCTCAAGATACTGAAAGGCATGTTTATAGAGAAATGCCTTACGTTTGTTTATTTGATTCTATGGGTAAAAGTGAAGATGTTAAAATCTAATTTTCTAAACAATTATAAGTTTTATGGTGAAGCCCTATACTTTATTGAAAAAAAGGCTCCTCATAAAATATCAGACTTGCGACAAAGTTTTGAAGCCAATCATGTGGAGGCTGCCACGTGGCTTGTTGAAGAACTAATGAAAGTTACCGATAATTGTGCAAGGCAGGAAAAACTAAGTGTGCTTATTCTAAACTCCTGGTTAGGTATGCCACTTGTTCCTTTGTTGTGTGAAAATATTGATATAGGTGAAATAAATTTAGTGGACCTAGATCAAGAAGCATTGGACCTATCCAAACTTTTTCACAAACATTATTCTCAGGAAAAATTTGTTAAGATGCGACATCACTGTCTTGATATACCATTTGCGTTTGAAGAACTTAACAAAATAGATGCTGATATTGTAATTGCAATTAACACCGAACAAATGTATCCACTTGCAGAGTTACAAACAAAAAATCCTATGGCAGTTTTTGCTTGTCAAAATAGTAACGTTATTGAGGAAATGTATGGGATTAATTGTGTAAGTTCTATTGAAGATCTTAAAAAACAAATTGATTTGGATGAAACATTTTATGAGGGTGAAATAGAACAGACGTATTACTCCTGGGACGGTCAAAAGAAGTATGACCGATATATGGTTATAGGTTCTAAGTAATATCCTCAACCATCATTTCCCACATACTTTTATCGGGTATTACAAAGCCAGCAGTAATTCTAGGACCACCACCTGCACAATGCCAAAAGGGTTGATCCTGTCCTCCATAATATCCTACCTTCGCTGACCAACCCTGCCAATCAGGTAATGTTGTTATAGCTGTGCCGTCCCAATATTCAAATTGACCACCGCCTGTATTGTAATTAAATAAAATATTATATCCTGGGACGTCCCAGTTATTATGCCAGCCCATATAACCATCCTCAGGATAATATACATGAACAGCACTTTGTCTTGCACCTAAAAATTTGACAAGTTCATCAGTAAATCTTTCAGACTCATCCTTAAATTTTTGTAGGTTTTTGCTACCAGGTCCAAAGTGTGAATTTTTTACAACCTCAGGAGGACCAGGATGTTCATCCTTACCCTTGCCCATAGGCTTGTCTAACATTTCTTTTAAATATTCAAAAGAACGAGAGTGTTCAAAGTTGGAATCACCCCGAGTGTCAAATACTAATTCAGTCAAATCCTGAGAAAAAAACCAATCACTATGACGATTTAAAATTTCAAGTATTTCTTCATTAAGATTTATAAACTGCATTACTAATTAATCTTTCTTTAGGCAGGGTATAATGTGTAATCACTGCTTCTGTTCCATCTAATTCAGAATCAACATAGCCTTGAACAAAGTTCCATCTTGCATCTGGGTGAGGAAAGTCTCCTACTTTAACATTAAAATTACCATTAGTCAAGAGATTCCACATAGTAAATGTATCCCATTGGCGAACCTCCTCGGGATATGGAGTCGGATCCCAAGAAGGTGTTCGTTGCTCCAAATACCATTCATACCAACTATCCATAAGTTGTTTGGTTGTATCGGTGCGATAGAGAAACAAACCACAGTGATAAATCATTTCTTCAGTTTCGGATAATTTAGTTATCTTTGCATTGTAAGGGCGGTTTCTTGTGAACAAGATATCATTGTCCCCGAGCAAGTCAAATACTTCTGAAATATCCTCATGTTCCACCATTGTGTCGCAATCGAGATATAAAGTCACATCATAAGGCGACTTTGATAATGCCCAAAGTTTTGCTCTAATATGAATAGGCACATTTTCAGTAATAATATTTTCAAAAATATTACGAGCTTCATCATCTACCCAACTATCATGGGTAAATAAAGTAATTTTTGCTTCTGGATAAAAATCTAATAATGCGTTTGCAGATTGCAATGCGGCATAGTAATAGGCTTTGTTTACAGTCGCAACATAAACATATCCATTATTGCTCATTTGCAATTGCATCCTGAATTAGCAAAGTTGCAAATGCTTGCACTTCAACAGGTGTTTTTGCCTTACGCAAACGTTTTTTCAGTTCTCTGTTTTCGGATTGTTTAATTTCCTCAACTTCAAATGCCTCAAGTTTCATGTTAAAAAGAATTTGTTGTTTCTTACGAGCAATATCTGCTTCTGCTCTTTCTTTATGTATTTTTTCCTGGCGTTGTTTTTCTACTTTATGTTCTTCTGTAAGTCGATCTAATTCTTCTTCACCAAAAACTTGCAGTACAGCGTCATAATCAGCATTGGCACCTTCAGTTGCATTGATATGAACAATAGCATAATCGCCATTGCTTTGTAGCATACGACAAACAATTTGTCGATTACTTTTATCCTGCCAGATAGGATCTTTATATTTTGGAAGAGTTTCTTCAGACATTATATAGACTCCATAATAAAATAATGTATTTTATTTATGCAATTCTCAAGAACAGTTTTTTGGATGTTGCAGTTGATGATGTTGAAATAATTGTTACACCATCATAGTAACCAGTGAAATCTCCTGAAAATGAACCTGCATAAGAACCTGTGTAAGAACCTGTGTAAGAACCTGTGTAAGAACCTGTATATGACGTTCCTGCAAAGCCACTATAGTTTGCGGCATATGTTCCATTATAAGTGCCATCAAAAGTTCCACTATATGAGCCGTCATAATAGCCTGTATAAGAGCCCGTGTAGGTTCCTGCATAAGCATATGTGGCAGTATCCTTCACTTGGTCAGTTAGTGTTTCACCTTGTTGTTGCCAAGTGCCTCCACTTGTTGGAGCGGCTGTAGATACCTCGTATTTGCCAATATTATTAGACATTATACGATTACGAAAACGACCTTCTAGTGAGGCAACTTCTGCCTCAGTCATTTCTTGAACAGAGTTGTCATCTGCCATTTTTGTAAGTGTTCTAAATTGATTATCATTAGGAACTGTTGTTACGGCAGTTTTTTGCCAAAGTTTTTTAGTAGCAGATGTTCCGTCAACTTGTGTATCAACAATTGATCCTCTATCTGTCCAAGTTCCTCCTGAAGGTGCGGAAGCCGCGATATAATATTGACCACAAGTATTAGCACCCTGTGCAACCATACCTGCAATAACATGGTCAAGAATATCACTATCTATTTCTGCGTCAGATGCCTGTTCTAATTCTTCACTAGTGAAACGTAAAGGTATAGCAGTTTTACCATCAGATGCGGTCGAGGATCCTTGAGAAAAAGTATATGTATTAACAGCCGTAGTCGCACCATCGGTAGGGTGTGTGCCTACACTATCATCTCTATCAGTATCAACAAATGTTCCTACAGATGTAAAGTTGGTAGGTGCGCCAGTTGTATCAACACGCAGAGAAGCAACACCGGTTGTTCCAGCAAATTCCGTTGTAATAATTTCGGCGGTTCTTACTTTAAGTTCAGCGGCTGTTAGTTCCTGAAGACCCTGAATAACATCAGATGTGATGTCAGTTCCGCTATGTTTAATTCTTACTGCACCTGCCATTATGTCACCTATTAATTAAGTAATGTTCCACTAGAATTATAGATTGCTACAGGACGTTGAACTTGCCAATCTGTAGCATCCTTACATACTAATACCATAGAAGTTTTTGCTGGCAAATCTTTGGCAGCATTTGCTGAACCACCATCAATAGTATCAGATGTATTAGGATATACTTTAATATCATTGGTTGTCGCATTATATATTTCAACCCTAAGACCCGCAACAGCGTCTTTTAGTTTTACGCCTTGTGCGGCAGATGCTGTGGTAACAACATTAATTGTTTCTGAAAGTGCAGTTGCGTCACCTTGGTTTGAACCAGCCGCAGTAATAGCTGCCGTAATACCATATTTAAGGTCACCGGAGAGTGTTGTTGCTCCGGTTACAGCCAAATCACCGGCAGTGGCTATATTACCTGTTGTAGCTACTGTAAAATTAGAGCCATTTACATCAATACCACCATCAAGTGATGAAAGACCACCAACAGTTAATGTGCCTGTTGTATTAATATTACCAGATGCGTCAGCAACAGTAAATACGCCATCTACATCAATACCACCATCTAATGAGGCAAGTCCTGATGCATCGAGTGTTGTAACAACAGCGGCATCACCTTCGTCAGTTGTTTGCCATTGTGTAGCACTAATACCTACAATATCTCGACCCTTTTCGGGTCCAAGAGAAAGTGCTGCGTTTGCAGATAAATTATTAATTGATTCACCCGTGGAAGGATACACCTTAATTGTAACTGCCGTAGAATTAAATAACGTAACCCTAATACCTGCCGCACAGTCAGGAAGTTTAACACCTTGGTTTGCAGTTGCAGTATTGACAATATTATAAGTTTTAGTCAGGGCAGTTGCGTCACCTTGTGTTGTGCCTGCCGCAGTAACAGAAGCATCAACGCCTACAATAAAGTCCCCTGAAACAGTAATGTCGTTTACTGTAATGTTGTCATTTGTTTGAAACTTGTCCGAGTTCAAGTTAGTAAAGTTCGTATCCACTTCTGTATTTGTAAGTGGAGAACCTTTACCAGCACGAGTTGTAAGTGTTGACATTTTTATTACCTATCTAAAATTACTTTTAAGGCTTCTTTTATATCAGCCAAGTCTTGTTTTAAACTATTTATATCATTACAAACTTCGTCCATACGAGCAGATTGTTTTTTTCTTGTCTTGTAGGCAGCTAGGCCAGCATGGTCTGTATTAATCAATGCACCTGTAGAATTTCTTTTAAATGTATGTTCCATTTTTATGCCTGCAATGCAATTGCTCTAAGATTTCTAATTTTAGGAGTATTAGAGGTATTACCTGTTTTAAATACAACCTTAATAGCAAAACGTTTAAACTCTTTGAATGTGGTCAAAGCTGGTGCATTAGATGTCACTGCACCACTTGAGCCACCTCCACCACTAACAGTGATTGTCGGTGTTGCTGTTGTTGTATATCTACCTGGATTAGTAATAACTACACTATTAATAGCACCGCCACTTAAAACAGCATATGCTTCGGCTTGAACATCTGCGACACCGCCTGAAAATGTTAATGTAGGTGGTGATGTGTAACCTGAACCACCTGTAATACTAGCTGTTCCGTTTACTCGATATATGTCATATTCAAATACACCACTATTAGAACCTAACGAAGGTGTAGAGCCTTTAACTGGAATTTTGTAATTATATTCCACAAAATTAGTTTGTGCTCTACCATTATCTTTAGGTGTTTCTACTAGCTCCAGTTCCAACCATTTAAGATTATTGTCAAAATTTGCATCATCTTCTTCTGCTAGAAACTTACCATATACTTCAATTGCCGAATCTTGAGGAATAAGAGCATCGACAAATACTTGTAAATCTTCTGCCTCCTGACCATCATCAAGAATAATTGTTTTGGAAACATATCTAGATGTAGCATTACCACCTTTAATACCATTTTCATTTGCAGAATCATTATTGATATCATGTCTTGTAATAATAAATGATGATCTTGACACATCAATGAAAGGTGATATTTTGGAATCGTTAGTAGTAAATGTAGCTGTTGTATTTAACGATTTATTACTACTTAGATTAGCAACTTCGTTTGCTTTAGAATATACTGCATACTCTTTGTTTGTTTTAACATTTACACCTGCTGTCAAATTAAAGTATGTGTTACCTTTTACCGAAACACCTGATGATGCTGTAGGTGCATACTGCCATTCTACACCTGTTCCTGGGAAAATAACCTCACCAAAATTATGTTGAATTTTATTAAACTTTTTATTTTCAATTGTTTCAATTGTTGCAGTGGTTGTGCCTGTTGAAATTTTATCAGCCACAGCTAAATTTTCTTTTGTTTCTCTAATACGAGCAACATTGAAGTGTTCTGAGAAAAACTCTATGATACCTGTTTTTGTTGTGATATCAAAAATAGCACCTGACCCTGTCCCAGTTGTAGATGCTTGTGCCACATTTGCGCCGTTAGCAGTATATCCCGAACCTAGGTCACTAACTTCAAATGTTGCAACCGCACCACTTGATTCCGTCAGAACTTTAATTTTTGCACCCGTACCATTACCAAAAGTCGCAAGCGTAATAATATCGCCTGCTGAGTAGCCTGAACCAGCAGTATCTAGTGTAGGAGTTAAGTTATGCACATTTTCACCTGCAAGAGGGAAACCATTTGTAAAGTCAATTAACTTACAGAAGTCCATGTCACCATTAGTAAATTTTGCCTCACCATTATTTGCAGTATTGAAGTCAGCTCTGAAAAGTTTATATTTAATATCCTCAGCCTGGAAAGGAGTAAATGTGCTGTTGTTTGAAGATGTAAATAACAGACCATCGGTGACCGTATCCTCAGCAAGAATTCTTTGTGTGGTTCCCACAGCATTTTCACCTAATTCTGAAATCCAAACTTCATAGTTAGGATCGTTATTTTGAGGTAGAATAACAAAACAGTATTCACGTCCTGGTTTCAAATAAATAGGGGAATCAAATGTTACAGTTGTTGCATTAAATGTTACTGTTCCATCCGATGCTGTTGATGAAATGTTTATATCTCCATGTGACAGATATTTACTTCCATAAGGCACAATTGTTTTACCTGGAAAGCCATTTACCGTTTCACGAATTTGAACTGTAACACCCCGCGATGAAGATTTTGCTCTGAAGAACAAGTCCAATTTGGTAATAAAAACACCCGTTGTTTCATTAATTGTGAAAGTTTGTGCAAGAGGGTCTTCACGTCTAATATTAAGATCCACATCAACTGATGCTGTAATTGTAGGATCATTTAATCTAACATCAGTAACAATACCTGAAACAACCTGAGGATCGTCAGGTGATGAAGTAACAGAAATGTTAGGAACCTGAGAAGAAATTGTTAATTCAGTTTCTAGTTGTTTCAATCCAAATGAATCAAATGTTGCAGACGCTTGAGTTGTTGTAAGTTTTGATCTATTAAATTGATCATCGGACAATACAAAAGTTCTACTTCCTATTTTAAATGTGTCTGCAGGGATTCTAAATTGAATAACTATGCGACCCTCAGAATCAGTGACCAACGCATCATTGTAAAGATTTGTTGTATCGTTAAATTGTGACCACCAGTTATCAATACCCGCTGAAACAGCCGAGGTAAATGTTGCATAAGGAATAGGTTTACAATGAACCTTTACATCATCATTGTCAAAGAATGGAAACACTCTTGTATTAGGTTTCAGTCTAGTTGCAACCACAGTAATAACCTGTGAACGCATAAACTTTTCAAATTCAATGTTTGTAACAACATTGCCAAAACTTTCCTTTAATGACGGACCTTGAGAAACACCTATTTCAATATTATCACTAGTAAGAGTAAGATCAGATTCACTGACTTCACCTGTAAGTGCAAAATCAACTTCACCAGTACCGGTGCCATTTGCTCCTAATCTACCAATATTTTCAGTAACACCTACGTCAACATCAATCGTCGAACCGCCTTCTACGTCAATGTCGGTTACTGTTGCTTGTCCCATTGATAATTGTGTGTTACCTTCAAGGCCTATTTGTCCTAGTTGTTCAAAAGCATCTCCCATAGTGTCAGCAATTACAGAAATATCTACATTAGATTCACCACTACCATCAGGACCTTGTGTAGTATAGTTATCTGAAGGAGGATACATTTCCATATCACCGATGTAGTTAAACAACAAATCTCCTACAGCATTTCTAAACTTAGATGCTTGTTTGTTTTCCTTATATGTTACATGTGAATAATTTTTTGTAATAAGGTTACCAGTTCTTTGAACATAGATATTAGAGTTTGTGCTGTCAAATTTCATGTCAACATTTTCTTCAAAGAAATTACATGTTGCATATCTACCTTCTTGGTTGATAGCATAATTAAGATCAACATTTTGACGATTTGAAAGTCTAAAGTCTCTAAATCTATCTACAAAGAAACCATTCTTGAATCTATCATTACCACTTGCGTCAAGAATAAGTTTATCCTTGGTATCTCTTTCAAAGAAGTTTAGAGCAGTATAATATTCCAAGCGATTGATTCTTGTTTCAATGGCGCCTATATCCTGCATCGTATAACGTCTATTTTGTTTTAAATTGACTTTACATTGTAAATCTGGACGTTTTACTTGTTTAGCAACGTGTGCCGAGATTGACGGGAAAGGAGGAATTTTTACCACAGCCAAAACCATAGCATCAACAGGATCGAAAGGAAGTTTTGGATTTTTTGAGTATTGTCCTTTGACTGACTTTATCAAACCTTTTTCAGTTAATACAACTTTGTCAATACGTCCCAAGTAATATTCAGCATCAGTTGTAAATGATTCTGTGGGAATCGGAAACTGATAATTAGCAGTTCCATCCAACTGTGCAGTTGCCAATGGGTTCTCACTGGCTGAGCCTAATGATGTTGTATCTACGGCAGTCTTTTGTGTATATGGTCGGAAATCAATAGAGTCTCGCAAATCAAACTTAGCACCTAAATTTTCGGAATAATAAACGGGAATCTCATAAGTGAAAATACCTGAACCGCCTGTATCATCAACAGGATAAGAATTCACAGCAAAATATGTTGCGGTTGAAGAACCATAGTTAGGAGACAAGTATGAAAGTTTTACTGTAATTTTTTTACTTGTTGTGCTTGTCACCGCAGAAGGTTTAACCACTATACTAGAATGACCATAAAAGTTATCATTTTGTCCTGTTTCAAGTTTAAATTGTTCCTTAACATCTGTGCCTGTGCTTAAATAACTGCCTGATGAAGGACCTACAAGAATTTCTTCAATTTTGTAAACGTTAGGAATACCAAGGTTCCAAGGACCGTTTGCACCTGCAGGGTGTGTTGCGGTATTAATTGTTACATAACGACTTTTCAATGCGTTAAGAGCAACCGGAGCCTCGTCTGTAACTTTAACTTTTACAAAAATTTTGACAGCAGTAGCCCCGCTCCAGGATGTGCCAAAGTCAAAGTTAATAGCAGTTGCAGAGTTTGAGGTAATATTACTTGTTTGCACATCAAAAATTCTACCAGCCCCATACGACACTGAATCAATTGTAACGGCAGCTTGAACAACTACCACAAACTCTGTATCAAGTTGTGTCTGTGTAGGTGTTGAGGAATAAGGGAAAGTCTCAGCACCTGAAACAGTAATTGTTGTAGTTCCGTCAGTTGCAACCGTAGCAGTAAATTCTTTCTGATATGTATAGTTCAAATCAAATGTGTTACCCGTATCTACATTTAATTTACTTGTAGCTTTTATCGGAGACTGAAAAACCATTTGGTTAAATTTAACTTCATTTAAAACCGCGGCACTACTTACAAGAACAGGATCTGCAAAGCCATCTGCAACACCATTATAGTAAATAGATTTTACATCTCCAAAAGCCCCACCATACATACGGATATCATATAAGTAAAGTCTATATGTAGCGGCAGCCGAGCCAGGTGTTCCTGATTCGCGTCTTATCTGACGAACTCTTGCTTGACCAATTTTTGTTCCGGAAGTACCTGTAGCAGAATATGTGCCTGCAGTAACAGCATTTCTAGCTGTATTATAAAGTTCTACCAGATCACCATCTTCAAGATCCCAATTACCACAAACTTCATCACAAAGAACATAGTTGCCATATGCAGTTGAAGTGGTAAACCCTTCTTCAATAACCTTTTCATTGCCCTTATCCACTGCAAGGTGTGTAGGTGCAAAGAATCTTCTTTTACGTCCTCTGACCATACCTATACCATCACCAACAGCGATAGCAATTTTTGTTCCATCACCACCTGCTGATGATTCCAGGTAACCATTATTGGTAGCGGTTCTTAAGTGTTCACGAACACCCACAGTAAAGTTTCTAATTACATAGTTGCCACTTTCGTCATACGTTCTTTCAGCAAGAATCTGACCAATAATATGATAAAAGTCTAAGTCATCCTTAATGGACGTTGTAAGTCTACCATCTTCAATTTTATAAAGTGAAACAAATTCAGAATCATTGGTGCCTGTAAGAGCTAGTTTAGCAATCTCTGTTGTAATTTTATATCTATCCGCGCCTGGAGCATTAAAGTTAAATGTTCCTGTCGCCGGGTCATTCAATGTTGAATCAGCATCTGCTTGAACAATAGTATCCTTTAACTTAACACCTACATAAAAGTTTGCAGTGTTTTTATATTTTTCTAGAAGAATTTCTTGGTTATCATGTTGTGCAAAGAAACCACTTATATAAAGGATACCTGCTTCAATACTAAAAAACAAACCATTACCAAAATAATTTCTTGTTGCATCATTTGCATCTACACCATTATCTACTACAAAGGTATCGCCATTACGACTTGCATCACTAGATGTAACTGTTAAAGTTTCACCTGCCTCAAAGTGTAGATATGTGCCTGCACTGTTACCACCGGTATAGGAAATATAAAATGTTTTCTTATCAACAGCATCGGTATCTACACCTGTTTCTACCTTGTCAATAATGGCGGTCATTCCAGACGTTCCGCCTGTTAATGTGTCACCAATATAATTGGCAAGAGTATCATTACTAACAGTTGCAGATGCCGCATCAAGATCATTAACTTTAATAAAGTCACGTTTTTTAATTACACCTTTAGCACCCAATACAGGAGTGCCATCAATAAATATATGATCAGCAAATCTTGAAATATTTTGTTGCAAAATAGTTTGCAGTTGTGACAGTTCTCTTGCCTGGACAGCAACACCTGGTTTGAACAGAATACGTTCAAACTTTTTACTCGCTGTATAATCGTCAAAGTAAGGACTGGTGTTTAGATTTAATGCCATTGTTTTGCCTTAAAAATTAAAAATAACTTTAATTGTTTCTACCTGATTTTTGTCTCTTGTAATAGGACGTCTATTATCAATATATAAAATTTCACCGGAGTGGTTACTAACTTCTGGATTTGTTACTGCTGTAATATTTATACCGGTTTGACCAGTAGTAGTATTTGTAAAAACAGAACTTGCACCAATACCTGGAAGTGTTTCTAGGAGATATACGGTATCGTTTGTTCCATCGCCATTAGCATCCAAAATTTGTATAACAGTAAACTTACCACCATCGTTGGTTGTTACAATATCATCTAAATTAAATTTAACAATATTTGTTGCATTCGCTGTGGCTACATGACAGGTCGTGCCTATTGAACTGGTAAAACTTGCAGTTTCAGCATAATTGTGCATATTTTTAATAATACCTATTTGTCTGAAATCATTACCAGTAATAATATCTGCATCATCACTAACAAAAGAAACTGTAACACCAATGTTTTTAGCAAAAAGTTCTCTTGGCGGATTACCACCATGACCTTCAAACGGGGATACAACAGGACGTAACGTGCAACCTGTTCCTGAACCAATAGTTTGTGTAATAGCCAATTCTACAAATGTATATCCTGAACCTGGACTTGTTACAGTAACACCTGTTATTGTGCCTGCCGCATTTACTGTTGCACTTGCTGTTGCACCTGTTCCGTCTCCGGAAACTGTAATAACAACGTCACCGTCAATATAATCTTGGCCGCCGGCAGTAACAGCAATTCTATCTAATGTTCCAGATATAGCAGTTGATTCTACCGCTTGTTGTAATGAAGGTGTTTCCGTAGAGCCAAGAGTTGCTGTAGCCGTTGCGCCTGTGCCGCCGCCACCTGTAATTTTAACAACAGCGAAACTATAACCAAATCCAGCGGAAGTTATTGTAATTGCGTTAACAGCGTTACCTGATAAAGTTGCCGTTGCAGTTGCGCCTGTGCCATCACCTTCAATAACAACAGTAGGAGCAGATGTATAACCTGAACCCCCTGCTGTAACTGTAACAGCATCTAGCTCGCCATTAACATCAAAAGCAGGATTGCCACTACCTGCTACTTTTCTAACAGGCATAAAGTTTGTTGTTAGAAATTTTGTTCGGTCAGCGGCACCAATTTGATACATAAACTTCCAAATATAACCATCATCCAACGAAAATTGTGCCGTTCCTGTGGATGTTGGTTTAATTGTGCTTTGTGCATTACTGTTATTATCAAGACACTTATAAACATTAAACTCATCAGTCAGAACAAAAAACCTTGCATCTGCTAAGTTTAAAGCACCACTATATGCTGGGTGATTAGATGCATATTCGTCATCATATTGGTCATAAATTGTCCCAGTCGCCCAATTATATCTAGGAACTAACTGAACTGCATCAGCCGCTTGAACCCGTTTTACAAACATCATACTATTTCTGTAATCAACTTGATAGAACTGAGAATCGCGAGGAGTATCAGGTGCGTTATCATCCGTCCAAGGTATAGGTCTTGACGCAAACATGTAAAAGAAATCGTTTTCGTTAAAGATATCTCTATAAAACGATCTTGCTAACTGAACTCTAGCGGCTTGTCTAATTAACAGGGACATATTCCAACTCCTAGGTTATATCTTAGGTGTCAGATACAGTAAGTGTCCAAGTAATTTTCAGTGTGTCATCTGCAGCTTTGTTAACAACAGAAAAAATTGTTCTGCAAAGTAACGTGCCGGAAGAAGAAGCATTAAAAATACCTGCTTCAACAACAGCGCCTGTGCCTGTGCCGGCTGGAAAGTCTCCAATATACTGAACTGTATTTGTTGAAACAGTTTGTGATGTCAGAGCAACACGCGAACCAGAGATAGCAGTTCCGAGAGCAGTGTTACCCGCGGCGGGTGCCGTGTTATTTGTTCCCACTTCCATATGTGACATACGAGTAGGTGGTGAGGAATTGCCTAAGCGGTCAGCAATATGATTAAGACCTGTGGTTGTAACTAAGTTCGTTACGTCTTGTTCATCCTTGAGATTACCCTCAGAGTCGAACAGTTGAATTTGAACGCGGCCTAGTGCGTTCATTTTATCTACATCAATCAACATTTATATTCTCCTAGATTTTGTAAATGCTTGTAGTTATTTATAATGTTATTTATACAAAGAATTATGAGAAACTTGTATTAGTTCCAACATAATCTTCAGCAAAATAATCACTTGAAACATAATTTTGAATAAAGACAACGCCTGCATCGCCCATTCCATAAGTATCCGAGGACGTTTGTTCAACATCTAACTGCTGGTTATCATCCTCAACACCGGTGCTATCAGTAATTGTTGGTTTGTGAACATCCAATGCAGGTTCATCCTGCATATCCGGACCCTCTGTTTTTACAATATTGACATCTAATTGTTGGTTGTCGTCATCAATACCTGCACTATCCGCTTCTATTATCTCCATTGCCTTAACAACAGTCTCAGCCCAATCAACTGATTCAGTTACATTTCTTTGAATTACTAGAAGTAATACTGCCACATCCTGAAATGCAAACGTATCCGCAATTGTAGGTTTATGGACATCCAATGCAGGTTCATCCTGTATATCTGGGCCTTCTGTTTTTACAAGACTGACATCAAGTTGTTGATTGTCATCCTCTACACCATAGCTGTCAGTTTTCACAAGACCTGGTTCTAATATATCATTGTCTTGGAATGCAAACGTATCTGTAATTGTTGGTTTATGAACATCCTTGGCAACAAGCTCTGACATTTCTGCAACATCAATCTCAGCAAACAAGCGGAATACAAAAATATCCGGAACAATATTAATATTAGAGCTGAAATCAAGGACTTGATTAATTTGTAAATCTGCAAAGTTTACCATACCTGCAGGGTGACCAGATCTCTTTAATGCTTCTCCCCATTCACTTTTCGGCAGGGAAGTTCTAATTTGATATGAGAAGTTTTGATAAACAGCATTATCCTGTAATCTATTGACGTTGGATAGGAAGCCTTTAGAGTCTTTAAAACGTCCAGCAAATGTATGTGCAAACCCTGTATTACATGTAATTGTTGCAGTTTCATTATTGGGAGAGCGCAAAACAAAATCAAAACTTGCTCTTTGAAAACCAACACCCGTATTAATAATATCTATAGCTGTGGGGTAATTGTTAGAATCTACGGTTCTAATAATAACAAAGGCATCATTTTCAATACCGGTAAGTGTGTAATCTTCAGAGAAATAATCAATAGCATAAACACCCAGAATATCACCTGTTTCCTGAACCGGATATGCCTGACCAACTTTAAAGCCCCCGTCGGCTGTTCCTGTGTTTGTTTTTAATGTTATATTATTTAAAACTCGCGTCAAAAATGCTGTTTTGGCTGTGATAAGGTCAGTTGCACCTTCGAAACCTATCCACGTTCTAACAGGATCAGTATCGACTGTTAGTATAGGCACATTATTATAACCTACGCCTTTCGTATTATTGACAAAAACAGTGTTTGTGATTGCACCATTGCTGACCCTAGTATCTATGAGTGCAGTTGTTGTAATTGTATCTGCGGAGTTAGGAGTTACGTTAACGGCCGCGTTTGCACTAAATCCTTGACCTCCATTTACAATTGTTATAGAGAAAATTTTACCTTCAGTAATTGTTGCAACTTTAAATGTTAGTGCCGCACCTCCGCCGCTACCAAGTTTATTATCTGCTATTGTTATGGTTTCATCTGGAGCATAGTTATCACCTACCGCAGTCACAGTAATTGTTGCGGCGCCTGCGCCATTTACAACAACACTAAACGTTGCACCTGTTCCATTACCACCTGCAGTATAATCAGATGCACCTATAGTATAATTGCCAGCGGCACGAGCCGCATCTGCCGCGCCAATAGTTCCTACAGTTGCAATTTTACCTCCTATGACAGCTACCAAGTTTGCTTCCACACCTGGTCCAGGAATAACTGTGTCAGCAGGTAACCCTATAGTCGCTTCATATGCAGTTGGATTTGTATAAGCAATTTTTTTAATACGACTAATAGAAGTATTTAAACGTTTTCTTGCTGTAATAGATGCTGTAGATTCATAATAAACAATATCTACTTTTCTACCCCTAAGAATAAACGGATCAGGAATAGGTGTAATTTCTGCATTTTGATAAAGTTTAACAGCAACTTCTTTACTATAAAAACCATCCGAAGGTTTTAACACAAAATCTGAAGGTCGAACTATTTCTACGTCTTCATCAAATACAGTTCTGAAAAATGTTTGAATACCCCTGCGAGAACCTTTAGATTCATAAAATTCTCTAATCCTCTTAATTAGAAAACGTGTATCCATTTTTGCATCTTGAGGAAAATCAATTGCATACTGTTGTAACAGAATGGTTAAGAAATCATCTTCCTTAAAGTCAATGTTGAGGCTGTCTATAAGTTCCGCTAAAAGATATTGAGGGCCGCCTGATGAACCTCCTAAAGCTGTTATTGTTGTATCATCTGTATCTAGAAAGTCAAAATATTTTTCAATGAAAGTTGCAAATAAGGGATAATCATTTCGGATAAAATCAGGGATAGTAAACTTAGTGAGATAAGAATGCCCCCT